CATTAGAATTAGGAACTGCTGCAGATGACGGCACAGGTGACAGTCTACGTGTAGGTGGTGATAAGATAAATGATAACTTTGTTGAGGTTTATACTGCACTAGGTGACGGCGATGGCTTATCTAGTGGTATTAGTGCCTCTGCATCAATTATTACTTTAACAGCACCAATTATCGCAGAGATAGATTCTGGTACAACAATTACTCTTGATGCAGCTACAGATATTGTTCTAGATGCTGGTGGTGGTGATATTTTCTTCAAGGATGATGGTACAACTTTTGGTAGTGCAACCAATAGTTCTGGTAATCTTATTATTAAATCAGGCACAACTACAGCCGCAACATTTGCTGGTGCAAACGCAACACTAGCAGGAACTTTGGGTGTTGGTGCAATAACAACAACTGGTGCCTTTAAGGGTGCTGATGGTTATACTATTGGTAATGCTTCAGTTGCAGCGGTAATGACTCTTGCATCCACAGGTATTGTAACATTCGTTGATGATATAATTTTGAAGGATGCTGCAACCATAGGTGTTACAAGTTCAACATCAGCCATATCAATTGCATCCACAGGTATAGTCACTCTAGTAGATGATCTGATTTTAAAAGATGCCGCAACGATTGGCGTTACAAGTGCGGCAACTGCTATAACGATTGCATCCACAGGTATAGTTACATTAGTAGATGACTTGATTTTAAAGGATGCGGCTACAATCGGTAATGCATCGGTTGCAGCTGTAATGACTCTTGCCGCCACAGGCATCGTGACCTTTGTAGATGATATAATTTTGAAGGATGCTGCAACCATAGGTGTAACATCATCAACATCGGCAATTACAATTGCTTCAACTGGAATTGTAACATTTGTAGATGATATACTTATTAAGGATGTTGGAACAATTGGTACTGCAACTACACCAGCTGCAATAACAATTGCTGCGAATGGTAATGTAACATTTTCTGGGACAATTACAACAAGTGCTGGGGCTCCAGCAACAGAAGGTGATGCTACAGCATTAGCAATTGCATTAGGATAAGTATTATAAATAGTTGAGAAAACGGAGATTAGAATAAAATGGCAAATACATTTAAGGTATTAACAATAGCAGATGTGGCAATTGACAGTGGCACTTATAGTACTTTGTATACAGTTGCAGGATCAACGACAGCTGTTGTTCTGGGAATGAACATCTGTAATAAGATTGCAGCTGAAAGAGATGTTACGGTTAAACTCTCTAGTGATACTGCTAATAGAACTGGTGCAAACAATGCTGCAAACGAAGCCGTAACTCTTTTAAATGAAGTTGCTATTCCAGCAGATTCAAGTTTGGAAGTATTTGCTGGTCAAAAGATAGTATTAGAAACAACAGACGTAATAACAATTGGTGCTAGTGTTGCTAGTTCATTGGATGTTACATTGAGCGTAATGGAGATAACATAATATGCCGTATCTTGGTTCTGATCCTGGCGCAATTACAGATGCATTTACTGACACCTTTACTGGTGATGCATCTGACACAACATTTACGTTGACACAAGCATCATCTACTAATGCTGTTTTTGTCAGAATACATGGTGTTGTTCAGCGTAATGGGGTAGATTTTAGTGTTAGTGGTACAACGCTAACTTTCACTACAGCGCCTCCGGCTGCAACAAATAATGTTGTAGTACAATATTTTACGGCAGGTTCTATCCAAACAGTTGCTGACAATGCTATAACCCTTGCAAAACTTGCTGGTGGTACTGATGGTAATATTATAAGCTTTGATGCTTCTGGCGATCCAGTAGCAGTAGCAACTGGTAATGATGGCCAAGTGTTAACATCTGCTGGTGCTGGTGCGCCTCCTGCGTTTGAAGCAGCAGCGTCAGTTGGCTGGACACAAGGTACGGATACAGCAACAACTAGCGGAACATCATTCAATGTTGCAAGCATCCCCTCTGGCACTCAACATATTATTATTAACTTTGAAGGTGTATCTGTAGATGATACTAATGTCCTATTGCTTCAGATAGGTGACGCTGGAGGAATAGAAACCAGTGGGTACGATGGTGAGATGGTCAAGATTACATCGGCCTCGCCAGTCGTTCTTACTCAAACTACTGGTTTTAACATCTATAGTAATGTAGCTGCTAACACCATGTGTGGTCAAATGAATTTAACATTGAAGGATGCTGCTAACTTTACGTGGGTGGAGACTCATGTAATGAAGTTTGCCAATAATATTACAGGTTATGGTGGTGCCGTAAAATCACTGTCGGCTGAGTTAACTCAATTTACATTTTCTTCCGCCGGAACCTTTGATGCTGGCTCATTCAACTATATGTATCAATAGGAGATAAAAATGAAAGATTTTATTGCAATAGTTTCTGTCTCTGGAGAGAATGTAACAAAATATAAAGATTTTGATAATGAGAATGCTGCAAAAGCACACGTAGCAACTTATGGTGGATTTGCCCAAGAAAGTGTAGGGGATATCGTTGAATATTACAAAGTTGCAGACGGAAAAGCTACGTATAATACTGATAAAATTGCATCAGATAAACTATCTGGGGCATGGTCAGATTTACGTACAACAAGAGATGCAAAACTAGCAGAATCAGATTGGATGTCTTTTGGAGATAGTCCAGATATGTCAGATGCATGGACAGCTTATAGAAAAAAATTAAGAGACTTGCCTGGAACATTGAATGATGCAAAAGTAGTAAAAACAATTACGTGGCCAACTGAGCCATAATAATAAGACGGAGAATAATTAGATGACTGTAACCAAAGCAAATGCTGATGTCCTTGACTTAACTGATGCCTACGCCTTTTCGGGTGCCGTTAGTGGGGCAGGAGATGCTGGGGGATATGAGTTTGTATCGGCTGTAACAGCTTCTACAAGTGCCACTGTGGCATTCACAACGATGGCAGCAGGTTATGATTATAGGGTAGATATGGTTGGGGTAGGGCCAGATACTAACGCTAGCTCATACTATGCACAATTAGGTGTTGCTGGGGTGACGTATAGAACGAGTGGTTACATTGGGACATGCACAACAGAAGTTCCAACATCTTCTACAAACACAATTGTCCCTACAGGAAATATTGGATTATCGGCTGTGAACTTATCTGGAACCAATACCGATGAAAGTTTCGCTATTTCAATGACGATATTCGATCCTATGGCAGCTGGTACAGATACTTATGTCACCTATCATGGTTTCTATAGAAACTCAAATGCCGCTATTGGGGTGATACAAGGAGGGGCTATTTACACAACCGCAGAAGCACATCCAGCGATTAAATTCTATTATAGTTCTGGAAATGTTCTCGCCGGGTTTTTTAAACTTTATAGGAGGCCAAACGCATGAGTAATTTGAGGATAAACAAATGACTAGATATCATGCAACACCTACAGGCAACGTAGCGTTCACAGCTGAAGAAGAGACTGCTCGAGATGCTGAAGAAAAAACTTGGTCTGATGAAACTCCTAGTAGAGCTTTTGCTGCATTACGTGAAGAACGTGATGCAAAATTATCAAAATCAGATTACATGGGCAATTCTGATGTAACTATGAGTGATGCTTGGAAAGCCTATAGAAAAAAACTGAGAGATTTGCCTGGCACACTAGATGATGCGAAGGTAGTAAAAACAATAACTTGGCCGGATGAACCATCATGATAAAAATGGAGAAGAATAAATGCCGTATCTAGGAAGAGTACCAACAGGAGTAGGTTCCTTAACTGAGTTTGATGGTGATTTAAAGATTACTGGCCAGTTAACATCTAATGATACTCTATACAAAATAATAATGGATGCTTCGGACGGCAGTGCAACCGATTTGGGAGATAATATTCTTATTGAAGCTGGTGGAACAGATGGAAGTGGAACTAATGCTGAGGATGATATATGTTTAGAAACAGAACTTATACTTAGAAAACAAGTTGGTACAGACACAATATGGATTCCTGCCGTAGCTATGCGTCCTACGGTTTCAAATGGTTGTGCAGGTTTAACAGAAGTAGAGACAACTTCTGGAAGACCTGATATGTCAGTGTTAGATTTTGATGCAAGCTCTGATGAATTTTCACAATTTCAAATAACAATGCCTTCTTCTTGGAACGAAGGAACGATTACTGCTAGATTTTATTGGACAACAACTGCTACGGATTCAGATGGTGTGACTTGGGGGCTTCAAGGAGTTTGTGTAAGTGACAGTGATACAATTGATGTTGCATACGGAACAGTAGTTCTTGTAAATGATGATGCATTTGAAGTAGCAGAAGACCTTTGTGTTACAGCAGAATCTGACCCAACTACTATTGGTGGAACTCCTACAGCTGGTGATCTGGCATATTTTAGAGTTTCAAGAGATGTGTCTGATGCTAATGATACAGTAGGAGAGGATGCTAGATTACTTGGTGTAAAAATATTCTTTACTACAAACGCTGCAACAGATGACGAATAAATATCAGTGAGGTTTTTAATATATGTCTAAAAAAAATTACAATGAGCACAATCTTCCACCAACACATCTATGTGATATTTATGGTCAATACACAGGTTTTGGTGGTGGTGTCCCTGTTGTCGGTAAGAACCTCATCGACGTTATCAACAATGCCTCACTCACTACCAATTTAAGATTGGTGCTGGATGCTGGCGATCCTAACTCGTACACCTCTGGCACAAAATGGTTGGATGTATCTGGCAACGGTTATGACATGACCTTTGGTAATGCTACGGGCGCAGCTGCTGATGACCCCACGTTTAACGGGACTGTTGGCGACAGGTCAACCTCCACTTATATGAGTTTTGATGGCGGCGACTACTTTGAATATGATAGCGCCAATGAAACTTGGATGAACAATATGCACAAAGCTAACTCTGTTTTTTCCAGCATCGCTGGTCTCTTCACGAAATCTGGTTCGATGTATATTTGGGGAACTCAAGGCGCATCAAGTCGGACAGGAACATATTGGCTTAGAAGCACCTCCCAAGGTGTTCAGTTTAGAAATGGTGCTAGTAATTTAGGTCAAACATACGCTGATGATGCCATTAGTAATGATGCTTGGCATTTTTGTGGACAGGGCTTAGGCGAAGCCGATGGTGATGTATCCCATTATTATTTAGACGGTAGCCCTGATCAAGTTTCATCAGCTGACACTTTTAGTTTCAGTGTTACCGGCGAATCTACGGGTAATCCAGGCGCAACCTTTGCTGTAGGTGCAAAAGGTGGCGAGAGCAACGCAGGGGTAGTCCCAGCTGTCGCTGGGTATAGATTAATGTTCCTCGCTGTCTGGACGGATACACTAATCACCAACGCAAACATGGATACCATGTACGCCGACGGTTTATCTGCCCGACTAGGATTATAACTGGACATTAGAGAAGGAAATGTTTGAGACATAATTGAGGTAATAACTCTTATAAATAAAAGAAATAAACTATTGTAGGATAAAGAAATGACAGCAATAATCACAGAAAAATTTAGAAGCCATAATGCGGCACAGTTTTATGAGTCTTTTACTGAATCATCTGGTAATGCTTATTATCTTATGATAGGCAAACCAAATCCATTTACTTCTGGAACGTCA